CCAAATGTAATGAGTCCAAATGTAATGAGTCCAAATGTAATGAGTCCAAATGTAATGAGTCCAAATGTAATGAGTCCAAATGTAATGAGTCCAAATGTAATGAGTCCAAATGTAATGAGTCCAAATGCAACAAACTAAAAGAACATGATAAAACAGAAGTTATTGAATCAAAAGATGTTATTGAGTTAGTTGCTGATAAAACAGAAGTTAATAAAACAGAGAATTAAGTTAAATATATTATATTATATATTATAATATAATATAATGAGTTATCAATTTATTGTAATAAGTGCTACAGAGGACAGACAAATTAAAATAAGAGAACAATTTGCTATGTTAGAAAAGGCAGTAAATGTACATTATTTAGAGGCGTCAATGATTCATAATTCTAAAGATTATTTACATGGGTATAATGATGAAACAAACTTTAAATATATTTGTTGTGCACGTAGCCACATACGAGCATTGGAATATGCAACAAATAGCAAAGGTGTTTATGATTTCAGTATTATTTTAGAGGATGATGTTGCTCTTTATAAAGAAGGGTTTTTGGCTTTAATAGAGGAAATAATAGGTAATTGGCATGAATACGGAATACACAAAATGATGAGTATAGGATGGATACCGGCACGAGATGTCGATTATTCTAAATTTTTAACAATTAATAGAAAATATACCGAATTAACAGCCGTTCCAGGAACAAAAGTAACGCACCGATATTATTTAGGTGGAACTCAAGGATATATTGTTAAAAATACAGATATACCATATATGGAATATTTATTACAACCAACGTATATTGAATTTTGTAATAAAATGAAATCATGCCAACAATATATAGATGTTTATAAAAAATTTTGCGTACGTTCTATTGAACAAGAAATTGTTTCAATAGATACTTATTTAAATATCTTGTTTAATCAAGCAGTTGTATTTCCGCCATTAGTTATTGAACAAGAAGTGCCGTCGCTATTAGGACATGAAAATAGTGTATGTTGGAAAGTTTTTTTTAAAAATTATGAATCAGAAAGAACCAAATATATGTTTTATTGATTTCATTTATATAAAATATAATTATAATTTGGTTGATAATTATATTTCTATTAGAGAAACACAGATCCGGGCTGCCGGAATCGAACCAGCGACAATTTGATACCTACTTTACACCTATGAAAAGTTACAAGATATGCTCTACAACTACAGTCAAATGCTCTACCAACTGAGCTAAGCCCGGTCCCATATTAAATACTTATGTTGTCTTTAAGTTGTTTTATTAATAATATATATTATTTGGATTTTATTTGTTGTTGATTTATCCTCTGGTATACCAAGCAGGAGGTGTCAAAAAATAATTAGATGTACCACATGAGCTGCCAACGGATACGGTTGTTGATCCACCGCTAAGAATTCCAGTTCCTGTTTGTACCGCATAAGGAAATGGTTTCTGTTGTGGTCCGGGATTTGCGCATTTTCTTTGTATTCTTAATGTGTGCTGACTGGAGTCTTGTGGTACATATAAGGTCTTTGTATAAGGTGCATTTGATTGTAATATGTTCATTGTGTATCCACGAGCCGGAGTAGTGCGACAATCAGCGGGACCACATGATTTTATATTACCTATATATTTTTCGGTTGAATTTACATCAACGACACAGTCATTCGCCGCACTTAAATTTTGAATATACACACCTTGACTTGCGGAATCCGTTTGGTTCCCTGTATAATTTGGCTGCACCCAATTGTTTGGATACTGTCCTGAATGTATCCATCTATACTTTTGAGCCAACATACCTTTTGTGGATAACGTAGAAGGTTTTATATAATTACTTTGATTGCCTTCTACAAGAACTTTGGCATCACCTGCATTTAATAATGGCTCAGCCTGATAATATTTGCCATGATGTCCACCATGCCCTATAGGATAAATACCTTTATAACGGGTGCCTTGTTGACTAAATACCATGTCTTTTCCAACAGGAATAGAGCGATGTCCGCCTTCTAAAGAAAATCCTACTGCGCCATACTGTTTAAGTGCTTCGGTAAAAATGACGGAATTCAATGTATTTGCACGTCCAAAGGGACCTTGAGGTAACCAAAAACCTCCTGGCGGTTTTCCAGAACGTTTTGTTGCAGTTGAATATTTATTTGTTGATTTTTTTTTAAAGGTTGCTAACGACATATATGTTATATCATAAAATGAGATAATTAAATAAATAATATATTTCTTTGTTCATATTTTTGTTTTAAACATCTCTTTAAAAACCAATACGCCTTTGTGTAAAAAATGGGTTGTAATACTTTTTCTATATCTGTTTCTCTCATTACTTCATTTCCAACAAACAAATATTTATTTGTTAAACAAAATGTTATTAATGCACCTAAACTATAATAACTTGTTCGGTAATCTACTTCTGTTGGTAAGGATTTTACTGCTATCAATTCTGGACTTGAAAAATATGGCAACATAAATGGACAATTAAATATTATATTGTTATTTCTCTCATCATCTATTTTTAACAAATGATTTGTGCTTACTATTATAAAAGTGTTTTCGTTTATCACTAATATATCATCTAAATCAAAACCGTAAAATATCAAATTGCTCATCCTTTTCAAATTATTCATTTGCTTACTCAAACATTTTATCATGCTTAACGCTTGTAAATATGTTAGTGTATCTTTTGTTTTCTCTGTTAGACATGGTAACAATTTGGTTACTGACTCCGCCACAAATATTATCTTATTTTCTTGGTCATCGTAAAACATATTTGGTATCTGTGGTAAAGACAAAAATAATTCTTCCTTATAATCTCCTTTTATGTATAACGAATAACTACAACTATTTGGAGTTTTCTCTAATCTATATCCATTTGTATCCATTTGTTTTATTTGTCTTATCTGTTTCATTTATTATTTATTATTAGTATATTTTGTTTTATTTTTATTTCATTGTAAACCTATTTTATTTATTGCATAAAAAAGGGATTACCTCTTTGAGGTTTTACGAATCTTTAGCAACCCTTTTTTATTTTTATTTTATTTTTATTCTATTTATAACTACTAACTACTAACTACTAACTACGTTATTTATTTTTCTTCTTGGGTCTCTGATGCAAGGTGTTCTGCCGCTTCCGCTTGTGTTTCTTCTCCCGATTCCAGTTCTGCTTCCGTGTTAACTATTACCTTGGTTTTTGTCTTTGGCTCCTTTTTGTATTTTGGCTTTGTCTCTTTTACCTTTGGCTCTTTTACTGGTGCCGTTACTGGTGCCGTTACTGGTGCCGTTACTGCAACGGATACAGGTTTTGATTCCATTGTAGGGTTAGGGACCTGTAATGCTGATGCAATTGTCTGCTTGTGGACCTTCGGAACTTGATGATGTCTGTGGTCCCTGGGATCTTGATTATAACCTCTGGGATCTTGTTGCCTGTAGTCCCTGGGATCTTGTTGCCTGTGATCCTGTTGTCTGTAGTCCCTGGGATCTTGTTGCCTGTAGTCCCGGGGATCTTGGTGTCTGTAGTCCCGGGGATCTTGGTGTCTGTAGTCCCGGTGATCCTGGTGCCTGTAGTCCCTGGGATCCTGATGTCTGTGATCCTGGTGCCTGTAGTCCCTGGGATCCTGATGTCTATAGTCCCTGGGATCTTGATTATAGGAACTACGCTGAGGCTCTTTTGATTCGTCCAACTCAAGTCTTGGAGGAGGTTTTGCAGTTGGTTGCTGCAAGTTGATTCTTTGCTTTGGTCTCGCATTGACGGAAACCTTATTGGCTGACACCTTCCAAAACCATGGGTCGTCATACACAATTTTGATTTCCTTTCCTTCAATGAGTCTGGACTTGGCTGTCTGGGCGTCGGCAGTTTCAAACCAATGGTCAAAATGCACAAACACCCGCTTGTATTTTTCTCCTTTTTCGTTGGTTCGCTCAATGATGTCAACTCTGGATATCTTTCCTAAAAGCTGCTCAATAACGCTGCGGACTCGCTTCTCGTCAATATTCGCAAACACACGAGGAATGCATAGGCTTAATTCAGCGTCAGTATTGGTATTGGAATTCATTTTATTAGTTGATTAGGATTTAACTTTTAAGTATGATTTATAAGGCTATGCAATTTTACTATAATTTAAAAAGTATTTCAATTTTTTTTAAATTATATAAGAAAAGTGGGTTACTTAAAATTCTGTTATAAATTAAATTGTACAGTAGCTTAAATTCTACAGTAGCTTAAATTCTACAGTAGCTTAAATTCTACAGTAGCTTTAAATAATAGATACATTTGTTGATTTATAATTGCTTACATTGTTATAAATATCTACCGTTTGCAAACAAAATACATAATCAGATGAATACATATTAATAGGAAATCCAAACTGATTTGTTAACTTTATAGATATTTTAGAAATATTAACGGGACCAAAATAGTTTCTTGTTTTGTAAATAAAATTAGAATTATTATCAAATGTTGATGTGAATGCAGGTGTTGTGATGGGGATAATAGCTAAAATATTATTATCAAATAATTGATTTTGAAACATACTATAATTATTACTTGACTGATTATTGCAAAAGTCATTTAATATAAAATATACATAATCGGTATATGATGTGTCAAATAATGATTCTGATGTATAACTTAGCGCACCAGAATATTCCATTTGTCTGAATCCGATCTGATAACCTAATGTATTTACAAGGGTCTGTCTTGAAATACCTGTTTTCGGATTTGGAGCAGAGAAACTGGGCATCATAGGGCATTTTAGAAAATGACCTTTTGCAGTATTCATTGTAAATGTATATGTCGCATTTGATATTGTTGTAAAATGTGTATACGGATCTATTGTGACTGTAAATCTATTTGGTCCTTCTAAATTATAATATCCAACTATTGTTAAATTTATATATTTTTCTAATATTTTTGGAAATTGGTCTATTGTATAGTTTCCTTCCGGAATAACAACAAGCCCCTGATTACCTGTTGTATCCTCGCTAATATATATTGTAGTTGTATCTTTACTGTTTGAAAATGTAAATGCATAATTTGGATATTGAATACCAGAAAGCGTTAATGATATTATATTTGTCATTCTTTTTGGTAATGTAAATGTACAATCTGTTGATGTGGATCCTTCATAATCATCCCTAAATAATGTATTAAAAACGTAGTTTGTTATTCGGCTGTCATTATTGTAACCATTAATCTTTGTTTTTGGTATATGTTGTGTTTGTAACGCTGGATGTGGTGACATTGGATTTATAATTTGACCTATTTGATTATCATTATCCTGATTTAATACGGATTCGTCTTGTTCATCAAATTCATCCGTATATTTTTCATTGCTACTTTTTATTGCTTTTATTGGTTTTTTTGTATTTGTATTCGTATTTGTATTTGTATTTGTATTATAAGTTATTGGCTGCAATTTTGCAGATAATATATTTTTGGTAGTTTGTATAAAATTTAATAAATTATATTTATGGTTATCTTCATAATCACTTGAAATAATTTTTATTGACATGTCTTTTTCATTATTATTTAAATCATTCTGGGTATAAGTTTGTTGTAATTTAAAAAAGTTTATTAAATCATTTATCGTATAGTTATTTATATCCAAGTCTATGCTCATATAATAAATATATTATATATTATATTTTGTATTATTTTGTATTACATTTGTATTATTTTATATTACATTTTGTTAATTTATATAATTTATTATAATAATTTAAAGATATTTTGACTATATTATTTAGACATGCAATTCGTTTATACTTCTGCTACTTCTGCTACTACTGGTGCTAATGCTGATGCAGCTAATCCATTTAAAGAGTTTATTAAAACGTTTACTACCAAAACAAATATTGATCGTGTAATGTGTTTAAATATTTACATTGAAGGTGATGAACAATTACAAGATAAATATAAGAATGCAGCTAAAAAGCATAATGATAAAATTATGAGAGATCCACATTTCTTTGATGCGGGATTTGATTTGTTCTTGCCCGAAACAACCGAGTTTTTCAGGGATAATGGAGCGAATAAAGTTAATTTTCAAATTTGCTGCAGTGCTCAAAACTATTATGTAAATTGTTCTACTGATTTTTATCATACCGGTTACTATATTCACCCCCGCTCCAGTTTATCTAAAACTCCCCTGCGTTTAGCCAATGCAACTGGAATTATTGATGCGGGTTATCGTGGCAGCATTATTGGCATGTTTGACTGTTTCACTGAAACATATAAATGCGGAGTTCATGACAGGTTGTTGCAGGTTTGTGCACCTGCGTTAATGCCAATTTATGTAAATATTGTTGAAAATATGACTGATTTAGGTGCGGCTACTTCAAGAGGGGCTGGTGGGTTTGGATCTACTGGGGTTTAGATATATTCGTTTGTTTGTTTATTTTGTTCATTTTTTTACATTGTTTGTATAAAATATAAAAAAATAACTTAAGAATAATTAATAAATATATATTATCATAATAATTATGTTTGTCAATTGTTTTACCGTCACAATCTCAGGTGGTGTTTATAAACTCGCAATAAAACATCTTTCCAAAGAATTTGGTAAAAATATTCCTCGTTTTTCACCGTGTGAAGGAGGAAAGTTGGGTTTTATTACCAATCTATGTTGCGTAGATGCTAATATAAATGTAGAAGAAATATGTAAAAGTTATAACTACAAAATGGGAATACCTGAAAAAATGCAAATAGAAGATTATATGTATAATAGTAACTATACTATATATAATACGTATAATAAAGAAGGTCCCAAGTTTCGTTTAGAATTAACAAAATAATCTGCGTTTGCTATAAATATCATAACTTGTGAAAAAAGTTATAAATTATATATATTTTTTTATAATGATTATATATAATGTCGCTTGAATCCATGTTTTCCAAAAAAAATATGAATCTCCTTGTTGGATTGATTACTATTCTTCTTGTTATGTGGGTTGTTATGTTTGTCGCTCCCAGCCTCTTTGTTTATCTTTTTGACACGTTTTTAGGCAATTTAATCTTAATTATGTTTATTGCTTTAGCTGCTATGTATAATGTTAAATTAGCGGCTGGACTTGCTGCTGTGTTTATTATTTTATTTAGATTTTCTTACATGTCTGTTTCTCGCATGTCTTTCATTATTTAAATACTTTTTCTTTTTTGGTTTATTTGTTTTATTTTATTAGTTGTTTGTCTACAAATTATTATAGCTATATGTTAATGAAATATAGCTATAATATATTGATTTTGTCTCTAACTATTATTATTCTTATTTCTCTTTATATTGTTTTAAATCCTATATTGAAAGAGTTTGTATCCGTTAAAGAAGGCTTCACATGGTCTTCCGATTTAATCCAGCGGTTCAATATATTTCAAACCACCGTCAACGATAATAATAATCAATACAATATAGATATTTTGCAAGAACAAGCGTCTCCCGAAGAAGTCACACAGCTTCTAAACAGCGGATATTGGCCTTGGTCTGCTGCTACTAAATATCAATATCAAGATGCGGTGTGGCGCAATCCTATTATTAAAATTAATGTTAGCGATGCATTAGATCATGCGCAAAAAACTTATAACGAAACCGCTGCAAAGCGTGTTATGTCGTGGAATACTAAAGAGGGGAAATTTTTATTATATGGCGGCAAAGACCGGCAAAATAAAAATATAATTAAATGCTCTTCTGATGAAAATAACAAGTCTGTTATGCAAAAAATTAGGAAAGATAATTATATTGATAACTATATTGTTAGTGCAACTACTATTCAAAATAATGATATTCCTAATGAAATGCCTGGATTCAGTTTTGCCAAGGGCGCTTGCAACCCATGTGTAGCCCTACGTAACGATTATAGTTGCCCGTTTAAACTTAATGTTAAAGGAGATACCCAGGTCAGCCCTGTATGGGCTGGTTTGTGGCATATTTAATTAATATATTTTGATTAAAAAGGATTTAAACAAAATGTGCATAATTATAAATATAATATGGAATCCAATTCTACTACTGAATTACCTACTGCTGCTGGAAACGTTAAGACCCGTCTTGTTGATGTACCTGTGACTAATCAGAATGAGGCGCTACAGCTTATTGTCACGTTTTTGAACTTGGCTCAGAAGCGTGGTGCGTTTACTTTGGATGAGTCTGCGAAGCTTTGGGAGTGTGTCAAGGCGTTTCAATAATTTCCACCTTTTTTCCACCTTTTTTCCACCTTTTCCACCTTTGAAAAGGTGGAGCCAAACAATCCCATATTTTTTCTACATTTTCTTTCAACCAGATAAGGTGGAGCCAAAATATTCTGCAATAAAAAATATATTAAATAAAAAATATTGATAATTTTATTTATTTAATTTTAATGTTTGTTGATTGATGATTATATATTTTCAAGTATTTCTGTGGCTATTGTTTTTAACACATCATCTACTTCGTCGTATTCTCCACCAAGATAATATCTAAATCCATCTGTTAAATTGTCCTCATAATTCTTCAAAATACCAATTATTTTTGTTATGTTTGTATCATTTATTTTTTTAAATTTTATTTGCTTGGTTATTACATGCAATATTTCTTTTGCAATTATTATTTGTAAACCTTTTGCTGATATATTAAAATAATTATTATAATAATGATGACTATACTTGTGATATCCGTTTGTTAAATATTTTTCATAATTTCCAAAAATATTTAATATTTGAGTTATTTTTGTCTCTTCGCTTTCCTTTTGGAATATATATAATATTGCTCTTGCAAATGATTTAAGCACATCATCTATACAGACAAAATTACTATAAGTAATATACTTTTTAAATCTATCACTTAAACATAACTCGTAAGTCTTCATAATAGCGACGATATCATTAATAGTTGCAGCAGTATTCACAATAGAAGCAATAGTTGCAGCAGGCATTGTTTATTTTGGTTAGTTAACATAATTGTAACTTTATAAAATCTTTCAATTTTATTTTTTACTTTTACTTTTATACGATATAGTTTATAAAAAAAATTGAAATTTATTATTTTAATTTTACAACAAATACAACAAATAAAACAAGAGACACAACACAATTAATACAATGAATACTACTTTTCAAACCACCACTATTAGCAATTTCTTGGATAAATTTGCGGGTCGTCGTGACATGCAAAATTATGATGACAGTAAACCAATCAAGGTCGCAGAATGTAATCGTGATTTCGTATGGAATCTTGATATGCAACAATCGTTTATATGCAGCATTTTGCAAGGGTTCCCTATTCCTACAATGTGTATTACGAATAGTCAAATTGTTGATGGCGGAAACCGAAGCACCACACTGTGGCTTTTTCGGGATGGGGCGTTTAAAATTAAATTACAACCCGATGGCGAATCAATTGACTATAATGTTATGTGTGCCGACCGAACATTAACACGCCGTTGGGATTCTGCGGTAATTCCGCAACAAAATATTACAGATGCAACCCCAGACCAGTTTGCACAGATTTATGAGAATTTGAACAAGGGTATTCAATTGACGTTTGGACAATTATTGGAAAATCGTAAATATCGTCCTTGGGTTACAATGGCGGAGACGTTAATTGGTCGTGCAAATTCAAATTATCAAGATATTGAATTACTCCATCGTGTTTGGACAAATAGTTTTAAAAAAACAAAAAATCGTGGAGAATTAGGATTTGCGTTTCAAGTTTTAGTAGGTGCAGCACTCGGACCTCAACATTTTCATTTGAGTTTTGCGGCGCATATTCCATTAATTATGGGAGATACAATTCCCATAACAGACAATCTTACCAATATACTTCATATGATAGATTCATGTGATCCAGAACGAACTGTATCTGCAAAAAAGAAGAAAGATATTTTCAAAAAATTCATTGGTGCGATTATTAATGATATGCATACTATTCAGTACAATCAATGGAGAGAAAAATGGGAAACCTTTATTATACAAGCATACAATAATTTATCGGATACAAAAATAAAGAAAATCATCAATGTTGGAAATTTGCGTGCAAAAAGTTCATCACGAATTGCAGGTGTTTCTGAAAATGTGAAAGAATTTTTAAAAAAATTACAAAACAATGAAGTTGATAGTGACAGTGATGATATTGACAATAATTCAGATAACGAAGATAATGATTCACTATAAATAATTTAATATATGTATATATAATTTTATTGCGTCAATTATAAATAAGAAAATAATGATAATAAAAAATATCCGATTTGATAGTTTGAGTTTTATTTTGAATGTGGTTATGTTATGATTATAATTTTTTTATGATAATAGTTTTGAAATATGTTATTATTATTTTAGGGTTGGAATAAAACAAATTAGAACATATTCTCTACGGGTAGACGGATTTATTTAATTTGGCTCCACCTTTTCAAAAGTGGAAAAAATGTAGAATTGTTTGGCTCCACCTTTTCAAAGGTGGAAGAAGGTGGAAAAAGGTAGAAAAAATTGAAATCTTTTTTACAAATATATTATTTAACAATTTAAATACTAATAAACAACTAATACTAATATTTCAAAATGTCGCAACAATTAAATATTTCGGAGTCATCAGAGTTGGTAACAAAGAAAGTTGATGACGTTATGTCATTCGTCTCGCTATTTGATGCAAAATTCAACAAATGTGTCATCGGCTACCATTTAATTAACTCGTCGCCTATCAATGAAACAATATGGGAAGATTTGAATTCGCTCATATTTACATCCGTCGGAATCAATGTGTTTTCAAAAAGCGACGGCAGCCACTTATCCGGCATGGATATTGATTCCTCTATCGGGCGAATCAGCAACAAGTCCGCAAAATACGCACCTAACAAAAGAAGCATTGATATTAGTTCCTATCGCTTAACAACTGTTTGCAGCGAAAAGAACTGCGGTGTTCCTTCCGATATTATCCAAGAAATTAATAGCCGGAAAAACTTTGAATATTACTCGTTTATCATTAGAGATGAAAGTGCGTGTGTCAGCGATAGCATCATCGGTTACGATTGGCTTCTAATTCCCAGCAACTATTTGGTTTTAGATCCGGCGTCTTATTCGTGGCAACCAACTATCGGCAAACGAGGAAAAAATAAGGATTCGCAAGTCGGCTGGACTACAAATGAAATCAATGGTTGCAAAATGTCCATCACGTTTAGCATGTCGTCGCAACTCTGGATTCATATTACAATGACGGATGACATAAAAAAATTTATTGTTGCCAGCGCTACCGTCAGCAACAAACCTAAATATAATTATATTCAATTACCTGATATGTTATTATAAATTATTTGTATTATTTATAGTTCATTTGTTACTTGTTCATCAGTTACTTGTTCATCAGTTACTTGTTCATCAGTTACTTGTTCACTTATATCATCATTTGCTGCCAATAATAATCGTTCATTTGTTAAAGCTACATATTCACTATTTATTTCAAAACCTATATAATTCACATTATTTTTTTTCGCCGAAACACATTCTGATCCTGACCCAACAAAAGGCACTACTAATAGCGTCTGTGAATTTTTATTTAATGATGCTTTTATTAGCGTGTCACATAATGATAACGGCTTTTGGGTTGGATGGTTGACTCGCTCTTTTTTACCTGCTCCGCCCGCTAAAGCCGGCAATTTTATCACATCCCTCGGCAATGCTCCACCTTCATGTGCCGTATATGTTGTTTCGGTGTCACCTTTACTGAATCTACCTTTTGTCGCCTTCCTTACCTTCCCTGCCGCATTTTTTAAATATGTGTCCGTATACGGCTCTCTTACATCGTCACAATTAAATATTGGTTTGTTCTTGTAACAGCATAATATGCTCTCGTGGCTTCGTTGCCAAAAGTTGAGTTTGGGGCAAACTTTATTTGTGTAATGCCAAATTAACCATCTCACATTGCATTTAATTCGGGTTCTAATAAAGGCAAGTGTTTCGCTGAATCCGTAAATATAGAGGGTTCCTTGGGGTTTTAGAATTCGGAGGCACTCTTGAATCCATTCGTCGCACCATAATAAATATATATCCATGTCTTGTTTATCGCTGTTGTTTCCAAAATCCTTTCCTATATTGTATGGGGGATCGCAAATGATAATATCTGCTATTTCACTTTGTAACTTTTTCATGCCGGCAATGCAATCTTCGTTATAAATAATATTTGATTCAGTGGTCATCATTGTAGTCATTGTTATTTTGTTTTGATTTAGTTTACTTTAATATATATTGGTTGACTATCTTTATTATTATTTTTTATATTCAATTTTATTATTATCTTTATTTTGGTTATTATGGTTTAACTGATGCGATTAATAATTGTCTTCGCTGAATCGGGTCAATACCTCCTTGTAGCTCAACATTGGATATATCAATTTGAAAATATTTTCTTTGTAATAATGCTTTTATCATCTCCTTGCTATATTCAACTCCACGAGTATTTGTGCCAAATGCGGTTTTAAATGCGCTTTCTTGTAAATGTCTTACTGCATCCATGACTTGTTCAGAAGATATTCCTATTATTTGTATCGTGTGTTGTTTTTTTACGTCAATGTAAACTAATAACATATGAGTATAATTTTTTTTGTCTAATAATAACATTTGTGCAATGTAATTTCGTGCTTTTGTTTCATCGGATGTCCATTTGGCTTTTATAGAACCTTTTCCAATGGCATCTCCGATATGTTTTATGGAAATTGGGGAATTAAATATACAATCCGCTCCATTCTCCGTATTGTCGTCAATATTGCAATTAAATCTGTCTCCGATATGTAATTGCAATATTGCTTTCAAATCGTCTTCTCTTGCACGACCGATTTCTTGTGATATTTTTCCATTGCGACAAAATTCTGTTTGCGAACATGAATATAAGTATATCAATTCCTTTTGTATTTGTTTATCGTTTAGTATTGCAAATATTTCATCAAATTCTTCTATTATTATTTTTGTGTTGGAATCGGTTTCTTTGGCCATTGTTTATGTTTATGTTGTATTCTTTTTTGTATCCTTAATCTATTTCAATTTTATATCATTTATGTAAACGATATAAAAATGTTTTATGGTATGAATTTTGTTAATTAATATTTCATTATTGATTTAAAATATGTATTAGTCTTTCTTTATCAATATTTTCATAACTAAACATATAATTTTTCAACCAAGAACTATTATTATGAAGCTTATCTTTAACTACAACTTTAAAAAAAAAGGTTTTTTTGTTACTAATATTTCCAACTATACCTTTATCTATTAATATTTTTTCAGGAATAACAAAAAATATGTTTATATTCTCACAATTTAACCAATAAAAGTCATTATCTCCTATGTTATATTGTTTATAAATTTGTTTTTTATTTTTTGTTCCATCATGTTTACACAAACAAAATTTATAGCTATTTTCTCTATCATACTCCATAGTTACCTTTTCTTGAATTTTTAAATTGCCTATTTTAAAATCATAAACTGTTCCTTCTATTTCATCATATTCAAACTTAATAAAATCTATTTTTTCTTCACGATTTTTTCTGAATTCCTTTTCTCTTTGTTGATAAATATTATTAGGTGTGTCTAATTTTTCAAAGCTAAATTTACTTGTTATTTCATAATATTCATTTAATTTATCAAAAATAGTATCTTTATTTATTTTATAAATATTATATTTAGATTTATTATAACCTATACTCACTTTTTTTTGATTTGTTATAATATTTTCAGGAAATAACCACATATTTTCATCTTCACGACAATAAAATAAAAGCAGACAGTCTTTATAATTACTATCTATATGAAAACTATATGTTAAATGTCGTATACCTGTTGTTTTCACCTGAATTCCTACCCATTTATCTTCCATGTTATTTTTTGGTCTAAAAATTAAATCAACATTGCATCCATCAAAAGCTTTTATTACTTCAAAATTAGTATGAAGTATATCGCATATTTTTTTTATAAAATTATATTCCTGTTCTATAGTATATATTTTTGAAATCTCATTATTTTGCATTTGCTGCTTTTTTATATTGCCATTTTCTTTAGTTTTACAACTGGGGCAAATAATACCAGTTCCACGTGACTTAAATACGTTATAAAATACATTATGAACATGACCACAAGAAGCTATATAATTTAATTTATACATAGTTTTTTTTGAAATTTTTAGTAATTCAGTATGCTCATCTTTTGTAGTTAATAATTTACAATTCATTTTAGTAAATTCTCCTACAATATTTTCATATATATTTGCCATTGCTTATAATAGGTTGACTGTTATCTTTAAATTGATTTACAGATTTAAACTATAAAAAAGTAATTTAATTTTATATCATTTATATAAACGATATAAAATTTTATAAAAATTCGCTTCGGACAGGGCTTGAACCTGCGACCGCAACTTTAACAGAGTTGTGCTCTACCGTCTGAGCTACCGAAGCACATAATAAACAGTTATTTGCATGAGGTGGGATTCGAACCCACGAATTCTATGAAACGAGATCTTAAGTCACGTGCGTTTGACCGCTTCGCTACCCATGCGCTTGTAATAAATACTTATGCGTATTCATCACATATTATATATGCGATATTTCTTTAAGTTGTTTTACGTGAAATATATAAATTTATATAACTTGTCTTTTATAGATATACAAAAATAATATAAATACATCCCATAATTGCTATATAAATCAATGGGATATATTTACAAGATTACTAATACAATAACAAAAAAATGCTATATTGGTGAAACCAAACAAAGTAATCCGGAAACAAGATGGAGAGAGCATAAAAATACAATTAAAAACGGAGTTGGCTGCCCAGTGCTTCAAGCTGCTGCTAAAAAATATGGGATTGAAAATTTTACATTTGAAATTTTATTAATATGTTTTGATGAAGACCGTTACAAATATGAAATTGAATATATTAAAAAATATAATTCTCAAGTTCCAAATGGATATAATGTTTTAGCGGGCGGCCCTGGCGGCAGTTTTGAAGGCAAAAAACATTCAGAGGAAACAAAAAAACGAATGAGTGAGAATATGAAAGGTGCAAAGCATCCAAATTACGGTAAAAAATATAGCGAAGATAAATTAAAGCAAATGAGTAATGTCATGAAAGGTGTAAATTTAGGTAGAAAACATTCAGAAGAAACACTTGAAAAAAGAAGAATAAATTTACAAAATAATCCTGAAATAAAAGAAAAAATTAGCAACTCATTAAAAGAGTATTATAATAATAATAGTATTACTAATAGTATTACTGGTAGAGCAAATGAAACAAAAGAAAAAATAAGCAACTCAATGAAAGAATATCATAAAAATAATGGTATTACTTATAGACCGGATGAAATAAAAGAAAAAATAAGCAACTCAATGAAAGAATATCATAAAAATAAAGTATATAAAATTAAAATTAATCAGTATGATATAAATAATGTGTTAGTTAATTCATTTAATACTATTATTGATGCATCTAAGGCTACAAATATTTGTCGCAATAATATTAGTAAAGCATGTTGCAATAAACTTATAACAGCTGGAGGATTTATTTGGAAAAAGGAATAAAGTATTTAAATATTTTATTAAATAAAAAATATTTAAATTTACTCACGACCGGGATTGAACCGGTGCCACGAACTTATAAGGATCGCAATCTAACCAATTAATATACGTGAGCTCACATGGTAACAAATTTGTTTGCAAATAGCAACTTTTACAAACACATTAATAAAAACCTACATAAAAAACATTAGAATAATAATCATTAAATAATAATATATATTTACTTATCTTTGCATCTGGTCCGGTCCCGCTGGCTTCCGATTCGCTGTCTTTGTCTTCATCCCGCTCCATATTATATATCCAATTTGTCTTTAAACCCTTTTTGCCCTAATATATATTAGTTTTAATTCAATAACTTATAAATAAAATTGAAATATTTTATATTTTATATTTATTTATAATATTAAACTATCAAGATATCAAACTATCAAAATATCAAAACAATAATATAATACAACATGTCTACTATTGCACAAGAACTTTTGTTAAATGGAGTATCCGTATACCCAATTCCGACTGAGTTATTACAAAAGTTCAATATCCAAAAATATTTACAAGAACAAAAAGAATATATTGATATTGATGATAATACAGAATTTATCATTAGTAACTTTGGAGCACACGGCAACCCGTCAAGTCAACATCATCCGATCGTAAGAAACTTTAGACTTGGTGTGTTTAACCACATAAAACAGTGTCTTCAAAATGCTCCCGAGTTCAGCGACAAATACTTACAATGTCTTCCAGACCGATTCTCTCAACGATTCCGGAAACCATCCAAAGAAGCATGGCATAAAGATGTATCAATAGACTATGAACTTTTCAATAACTCGGTAATACTTGGAGGATGGGCTAACTTGGACGAAACAGACCAGTTCTTCTCATGTATTATCGGTTCACACGTGGAAGCCGCACCAGGCGAAGGGTTTGCAAAATTATCAAAGGATAACAAAAAAATGTATAATGCACGCAAAACCATTATAAGAATACCGCCCGGACACGCAATCAGTTTTGACGAAAAAATCACGCACGAAATCGCCGATGTAAAAGTTACTGGTGTCTCCAGAAGATTATATATGAAATATCATATTTCAACCGATTCCAGATCCGCAATAGATGTGAATGTTATACAACAAGCGATACGAACCCAAGGAGTATTTCAAATGAATCAATGGAATTCTATGCCGATGTATGAAAAAATCCACTTGATGTTTTGGAGCGATAAACTTGTAGAGTTTAGTAGAAATATCAAATCCGAGTTCTTGGCGAAACCGAACAAAAAAGGTAATGTATATGTTCAACGATATATGGTTAGTTTGTTAGACTCCGGAGTAGGAATGTTTCCAGAATACAGCGAAGAAGAGATTGCAATATTATTCCCAGTAAAAATGTAGTTTAGTTAGTACAATAATCGTTAAATAGTAATAATATATTTACTTACCTGTGGTTCCCGTTGTCTTCATTTTGCTCCATATTATATACCTAATTTATATTTAAACCTAATATATATTATTTTTATTTTCTCTTTTGAAAACCAAACCATGAGAGAAAAAGCTTTTGACATATTATTATCAATTTATAATATTATACTTATCAAATATAATATTATATTTTAGGTCTCTACGAGATTTGAACTCGTGCTGTTGGATTCAAAGTCCAAAGTCCTAACCACTAGACCAAGAGACCTCTTCCACCTTTTTTCCACCTTTACCGAATGCCTAACGGCATTCTACAAAGGTGGAGCCAAATCAAAGCAAAGATGATAAACTTTGATTTCCACTTTTACCAAATACCTAACATCATTATACAAGGATGATAATGTTTGACTCCACCTTTTGAAAGGTGGATAGGTTTGGCTCCACCTTTTGAAAGGTGGACATTTTTAATCCGGACAAAATGCGTAAACGACTCAACCAACAATCGGTTTAGCTATAACCGACTCGGAGCAACATGTTTTTTCATGTTGGTATTTTTTCTGTGAAGGAAAAACCACCAAAACCTTTACTAAGTCAATGAAGACTATATGGGCAATATGGGCAATATGGGCAAAAAATGAATGAGGACAGACAATAATATGGACACACAAGGGACAGGGACACACAGGGAGACAAACGATTTATTTAAAGTTTTATTTGCTGTAATGGATACAAAATAGGGTGCTGTATCCTCATCCACCTTTTTCCACCTATTCCCTACGGGTAGGTGGAGCCAAAACAAACTACCTTTTTTCTATAGAAAGTGGATGATATGTTTGGTTCCACCTACCCGTAGGGAATAGGCGGAAAAAGATGGAATAGGCTGATCATTTGTTTGGCTCCACCTTTTTAAAGGTGGATTTGCTTGTTTCGTTTTGATATTTTCAAGTTTGGCTCCACCTTACCCGTAGGGAAAAGGTGGAATTGCTGTAAGAAACAACGGTGTTAATAATTTAGTGATATTTTTATTAAATTCCTATCATTATAACACATATTATATAAGTCAATTCTCTTTAAATTGTTTTTCTCATATATTATATTATTTAATACTTTTTGATATTAATATTTATTTCAACAAATATCCTCTATTTTTGATATATTTATTATATCTTTTTCTTCCAATCGCTTCTCTATTGCCTCTTCATCTGCATACAATTGTTTTATATATAAAATATAAAGTGTTCCCATTATGAAATATATTGTTGTTATTACTATTGTTGTAAATAATGTTATTGTTGTAAAAGACATATGATTTCTTAATAACATGTATAATGCAATTGTCTCTATTAACAAAAGAAAACTGAGTAAATAATACGATATATTCTGCGTTCGTTTTGTCCTGTATGTTTTGTATAACATCATGCTAAATGCTATTAGTATTAGTATTGATATCATTGGTACTAATATTGACAATGTTATTATTTGATTATTATTTTGCATATGTTTATCCATTTATTGGTTGTTATCTAATATATCACTATATTTTCTCTCATTAGTTGTTTCAGATGAGAGAAAATAGAAATAGAAATAATATTGTTATAATATAAATATTATATGAAACTTGAAACGTTATTAGATTATTTTATATTTTTTATTATTATCATTAAAGTCGTATTCAGTTTCACCTATTTTGGACACATCATTTTAGCTCATACAAATACTGAATTCACTGAAATGTTTGACAAGACTCTCTTATATTGGAAAGAAATCACTGAATTTATTTTCAGCATTTGCATGTCTATTTTATTGATTTATCATTTTCATCCTAAATTTAGTCACTATCCTATTAGTAAAGAGACAAAAGCATTGTTTCTATTATTCGGCATTATTCTTCTATTTTCCGCAAAATGGACTATTTTCTTTGATGAAGATTCCGACTTTATAAAAATTCTTAATAAAGTAAAGTGAAATAATTATGTTTATTATATATTAAATATAAAGTTCTCTAATATATAATTATAATATGCCTTCTGTTTCATCCTTTTCTAAGAGATTCACATTGCAACAAAGACTTGATGAATCCAAACGTATCATGCGCAAATTTAATGACCGAATTCCCATCATTTGCGAGAAAAATCAACTTGATATTTACTGTCCTAATATTGATAAACATAAATACTTAGTTCCACGTGACATCACTATCGGGCAATTTATCTTTGTTATTAGAAAACGAATTAATTTAGCTCCAAATGATGCATTGTTTTTGTTTATTAATAATTCTATGTTTTCATCTAATATAACGATTAACAGCATCTATGATGCTAACAAAAACGAAGATGGGTTTCTTTATGTTACGTATTCCAGGGAGAGCACCTTTGGATAAAAAGGGAGCGCCTTTGTATAAAAAATATTATTTTGATTTATTATTTTTGTCTCTTATGTATTTTGTATTATGTATTAAAAATAAATTATTAATATTATTATTATGAATGTACTTTATCTTACACCTCTTTTAATATTTGCCGGTTTTTTAGTTGGAATTTTTTGTGTGTGTGGTGTCTTATGTATTATGGATTATGTATTAAAAATAAATTATTAATATTATTACGATGATGGATATATTTTATCTTACAAGTCTTTTACTATTAGCTTCCTTTTTATTTGTATACCATTTATTATTTTTATATTCTTGTTTCTTTTAGACCTTTGAGCATGACAAAATATTACAAAGTTTAAATTTCTGAGTTTTAAATTATATCTCGTATTATTATAGTATGCTTTCTGATTTTTATCCATCTTTTTATGTAGCAGTGTTTAATATATTAGCATTAATAATAATAATAGTATTAATAATATAAATGTATAACTTTTATATTTTATAATTATATTTATATATTTTATAATTATGAATATTTATTTTAGTCCAGCCTTTTATGCACATGTGTTTAATGGTTTATTCCTTTTTGCTGCGTTAATTATTTTTATTATGCATTACAAAACATTAGCTTCTCTTAAACCATATGAACTTATCAAGTTATTACTGTTGTTTTCTCTTGTTGCTGGTATTCATGGTCTCTCTCATTTAGGACTGGAAACTGTTTATAATTATAATCCTTTGTCTAATTTGTCTAACTTGGTTCATTGATTTATTTACACATTATTTTATAATATATATATTTTATATTATAATGCATATTACAAAGAAACGAAGAGTTAAAACAGGTAAGAGACATTATCGGAGCAAAAGTCATAAGAAAAAGAGTCATCATCATCATGTTAGAAGTCATCGTGTAAAGAGCCATCATCGTGTAAAGAGCCATCATCGTGTAAAGAGCCATCATCGTGTAAAGAGCCATCATCGTGTTAGAACTTATAGTCGTATTAGAAGAAGAAATAGCGATAATAATGGGGAGAAATTGGTTGACGATTCTGTTTCTGTATATAATAAAGAAAAAGATTCTGGTAACATCATTAACGGTATGCGGGATTTTTTACATAAAAAAAGTTTTATAATGTAATGTAATTATCGCTTCACTTATCGCTTCATTTTAAAGGTATCCATACGGTGGGCTTCAAATGAAGCCATAAGGTGGGCTTCAAATGAAGCCATAAGGTGGGCTTCAAATGAAGCCATATGGTGTTGATGTGATTGCAGTGCGTTTGAAAATCATGTCATTCAGGTTTTTCGTTAGCTCCGGGGCTAATTTGGCTACGATTTCTTCTTCAGTTAGGTTTAGGTCCTCATTTGTTCCGGAATTAAACGTCCTGTCCAGCGTCTCCATCAATAAATCTTGTAAGTCCTCATTCAGTGTATCGCAATCGGTGAACTCTGCGAAACTTAATTCATTTATTTCTCTCCAGTTGTCTAACATATGTCTTATTATGTCTTCCTTCTTGTCTTGAATCATGAAGTATTTATTTCGGCGATCACTATTAAATGGGATTCCAAACCTGTCGTTATATTTTTCCATATATTCATACTTATAAGATATACTATTATATATACAACTAATGTATATTAACACCTCCTTCAGTGTCTTTGGATTTATATCTGTATTAATTGTCATAACTGAATTCATTCTTTGTATTTTATTTATTATTACTTATTTACTTTATAAAAAATAATATTTCAATTTTATTTATTTATTAGAGGAAAAATATAGTCCCTTAGTGGGACTATATTTTTATTAATTATGACGTATTTATTACCTATATCCTTAGCTATTTATCTATTTATATTTATCCTTAGCTATTTATCTATTTATATTTATCCTTAGCTATTTATCTATTTATATTTATCCTTAGCTATTTATCTATTTATTCTTATCTATTTATATTTAGCTATTTAGTTTGCGTATACTGACTCGTACTGTGCGTAAAACTCGTCCATTTCATCCGAGTCACAGTCAGCCCAGCTTCCTCTCATGACGACACTCTTAATCCTTATTACTACTGGGGCTGCCGGTGCTTCCACTGGTTTCACAGCTTTCACTTTGGCTGCCGGTACAGGGATTACCAGTGATCTGATTGAATGCATACGTTTTATGCCGGATGACCATGCTGGTGCTACTGACGCTTGCGCTTCTGCTTGCGCTTCTGCTGGTTCTCGTGCTGGCACCTCTCTGAACGTCGCAATGACATCCCTGAAATTCACACGTTTCGCACCCGAGGACCAGGACGCTGGTGGCGCTACTGTCTGGCACGATAGCTTTAACGCTGTCGCTGTCGGCTCCTCTTTTACCTCTCCCTCTTCATCTGATTCGCTGTCGGAAAGCATTGCGAACACGTTGGTTGGAGCTTTAAAGGCTTGCTTGGTTACTGGTGCGGATACTGGGCGGCTTGTGGCTCCGGCTTCTTTATTCTTTATCTGCGGGCAGTACTTCAAGCTGTGTCCCTTGTTGAAGCAAAACCGGCACTCTTGGGCTAACAGCGTCGGACAAGTCACACGAGAACTCGGGCTTTGGGTTTCTCGGACATTGTGGGACGTGTATTCTGCGAGTGACTTGCCTGCATCTTGACACACCTTGCAGAACTTCTGGTGAACAGACCTGTTAATAACACGATGTTGGTTAGACATTTTGTTAGTTGTTGTTAGTCGTTAGTCGTTGGTTATTGATTATTAGTTGTTATTAGTCGCTGGTTATTAGTCGCTGGTTATTAATCGCTTGTTGCTTTTTGTTTATAATTGTACTACTCATTCATAACTTAATAAGTATTTCAATTTTTTTTTAGTGGTATGGATTTAATTGGTTACTTAAATTTTATAGGATTCGCTTCTTATTGGCTTGGCTTCTTATTGGCTTCGCTCGGTTTACTTATTACTGGTTTGGCTTCGCTTTTTATTGGATTGGCTTCGCTTCGCTTCGCTTGACTTGGCTTCACTCGGTTTGGCTTGGCTTCGCTTCGCTTCGCTTCGCTTCGCTTCGCTTCGCTTCGCTTCTTATTGGTTTCGCTTCTTAGTTTGTCTTTTGTTTTTTCGGATTATCATTCTTTTCTTTGTTCGTCTAATTAATCGTTTTTTCTTTGTTTGTCTTGTATTGCCGCCACCGACACCGGCATATGTTGCCATTATAGTAGCACGAGTGCCAGCACCATGATAATACATCAATTTTTTACTATCTCCCCAGTAACCACCAAATGCTCCGCTATTTATTTCTGCAAGTTGGCCAAACTTTCTGAAAAAAATAAATCTACACCCTGATGGCTGATCATTTGCCGTAAAAAGTCTTTTTGCGTGACCATGAGCATTCCAGTGTATAATATTGCTATTTAAACTATAATTAATATAATTATCTGGATTATTATTGAATGCTGGATCACCTGTGTTATTTATATAACCTCCATACAAACATACAGCATTTATTTCTTGAAATAAATCACCAGTTCCTTTTAATAATATGATATACATTAAATCTTGAAATGTACTTCTTAGAGGAGGTGAATTAAATGAGATTCTATAAAATAAATCAAAATATCCAAACAGGGCTATTTGCTTCCTACTGGACTCTGCTATTGGTGATAATGTGTTTAAAAATTGTAATGCTTCTTCTTCTGCTGATCCTGCTCCTGCTGCTGCTGCTGCTGCTGCTGCTGCTGCTGCTGCTGCTTCTACTGCTGCTATTGCTGCTGCTATTGCTGCTGGTACTGCTGCTGGTACTGCTGCTGCTCTTGCTTTTATTGATGTTAATACTACTACTGCTGCTGCTAATATATATAATCCTCCTGGTCCTGCTGCTAATGCTGGTGCTGCTGCTGCTGCTGCTGCTGCTGCTGCTGCTGCTGCTGCTGCTAATGATGCTGCTAATGATGCTGCTAATGATGCTGCTAATGCTGCTACTACTCCTGGGGTTGCTGTTACTCCTGCTGTTACTCCTGCTGATGTTACTCCTACTGCTGCTGCTGCTGCTGCTGTTACTCCTGCTAATCCTGCGAATATTAAATTATTTGTTTCTCCTACTGCTGCTGCTACTCCTGCTACTCCTACTCCTACGACAAAACTTGCTACCACGGCTACTGCGTTTTCATTTAATGGATTTATAGTAGCCATTACAATTGCATGTATAATTGCAAATTGAACGTTAGTTCCAATTGCAATATAAAAACTGTTTAATGTATATTGTATTGCTTGAGGAGCTTCCAAGTCGGATCCACCATATGGTAAAGTTTTGCTTATGTTTACAGTATTGGCTCCTGGAAATTGTAAGTTAATTTCGTAAGTAGTTAGGGGATTAGCTACACCATGAACATGAGCTTGTCTACTTCGTCCCCGATAAAACATATCTCCTGCTGTATTTTGTATTTGGAAATCCATGACTCCGGTTTCAGTAGCATTTCCAGCCGTTTTTTCAGTACAATTCTTCATGCCATCTTTTCTTGACGATAATGGACAAAAAACACTGTCCTTTAAGTCTGAAGGTAAGACTGCTGCATTATTTATGACAAATTTATTGGATGAGTCGGTGTTTATTTTTTGGGTGTCTTTATTATCTAAAACTCCAGTATGAGGAATATTAGGTATTCTTTCAAACAACCCGAATAATTTAACATCAATGCCATCTCCTGGAACATTGTTTCTAATAGCGTTCCAAGCGGGCCTAACTGTCGCTAACGGATACGGTAAATCATTGTTTCTCATATTAAGCAAAATTGCAATTTGACTCATTAGTAACGTTGTTTCAATATTACCTGTATCAACTAAATTAGCAAAAGGTGTATTCATATTAACGGTTTCATCTTTATGATACATATTTACTGGAAAGGGATAAACACCAATATTTATTAATCCCATTTTTGTGAATGTACTTAAAAAATTTGACTTAAAAGTACCATGAATACTTGGCTCCCAAGCATTTGCGGCTAATAATGCTGCTGCTGCTGCTGCTGCTTGTGCTGCTGCTTGTAATGCTTCTGCTGCTGCTGCTGAAGCTGCTGCTGCTACTGAAGCTGCTGCTGCCTCACGTAATTCTGCGTCATGAAGGTATACTTCAAATAATTGTTTCATGCCTATAACGCCAACAACAGGAGCAGCACCAGACGCCGATGCAGCAACAGCACCAGCAGCAGCACCAACAGCAGCACCAGGACCATCAATAGTAAATATTTGTGTATAACTAAATAAAATTGCTGATGGATCTCCATGTATTATTGATACAATAAAAGATATACTATTTCTAATAGCATTATACATTATAGCTTGATTGTGATGACGAAGTAAATTTAAAAGAAATGACAATAGACCGTTATTTTTAATAAATGCATCAAGACCCCCCCTCTTTAGTCCACCAGAGTTCTTGTCGTAATTAGTAGTTGGGTTATAGATGGTTTTTTTAGTAATATTATCAATCACATTATTAATAGCTTCAATAATTGATAAATTATCAGCAGCTGATAAATCTGGATCTGTACCAAAATTATTACCACCCGTCATTTTTGCTACATTTGTTTTTTTGTTTAATACATTCCCTCCCATTTTTCGTCGTGGTCGTCCGTCTGTAGCGACAATACGATCATAAATAGTTTCTTCTACAGTATTAGAAAATATACAAGATTCTTCTATTTTTTCGAAAGATATAAACTCTTGGAAATCAAGTAAAAAATTGTTTTGTAATAGGTTTTCATTTAACTCTAATAAATATTGTAAATCAGTAATAGCAACGCCCCGATCTTGGATTTCAACTTTATCTTGACCATCAACTGCACGAGCAACTTCATCAATAGTTTCTCTAATAAGTAGAATAATATCTGGTACAATAGTTTCATATTCTTTTATTTTTTTTAAATATAATTTCACAAGTTTATAATTAATATATATTTTGTCGTATTGATAATCTAAAAATTCTAATACTTTTGTATTCTTTGTCTGCACCCTTATCAAACTGTCTACACCATATGTTTCATCTTTATCAAATTTAGAATGTGGAAATACATCAGTATTTTTATTAAGCAAATAAAATAATATTCTTTGTTGATTATTTTTTTCCAAAGTTAAAAAATTTTGTATTGTCCAAGAAAATATATCGTTGCCAAAATATTCTAAATTAAACTCAAATGCTGAAAAATTTATATTAATTGGTAGTTGTTTTTGTAGTTGTAGTTGTAGTTGTAGTTGTTTTTGTAGTTGTAGTTGTCGTTGTCGTTGTCGTTGTTGTCGTTTTTCTACTTGTGCGATTTTCCTGGCTATTTCAGTGGACATGGCTTTTGGTCCGCTTGAGATTGCCCTGGATCTGGATTCTGGTCCTTTTGCGCTTATGCTTACTCTGGGCGCAGCTTGACTCCCCCGTGTTTTGTTAAATATGTTGTGTCTTTTGGATTTTGTTTGTATGGCTACGGCTTCTTGTTTTGCTTCTCGTCTTGTCATAACCAAGCCCTCTCTCATTCGTATGTTGTGATTTGCCATTTGTTCCGCCTTACTTAATAAGTCATTGTTTCTGTCTCTAATATCCTGTTCTCGCCTGGCTTTTGCCATATTTTCTATCCTTTTTCTTTCTATTTCCCTGTCTTTTTTACTTAGTGGTTTTTTTTTCTGCAACAACGGCTCAAACATTCCTCCCACAAGTATATTATTTATTATTAATCTGGCATCCCTCCACCGCCCATCGTCAAATGCAAAATCATGAAGTACATCATGTATTGTAATATTTAATAAAAAAAATAACATATTTGCTGGACTAAAATTCATAAATCTTTGTGCCATCAGTACTTTATATTATTAATATATTTTATATATCAGGTATTTGATTTATTATTACTATTACTGTTACTATTACTATTATTATTTTGCTAAAACTAATAGTAATTCGTTATTTATTGCATGCAATTCTCTTTCCAGCTGAATTTTCTTTTCAATAAGACAATAATATTTTTGGAATTGATATGTTTTGCTTTTGCTTTTGCTTTCTTCTGGTTTTTCTGGTTCTTCTCGTTTTTCTCGTTCTTCTGTATATGATTTTAGTAGTTCTTCTCTCCTTAATTGTGATATTCTTGTTATTATTGTGTCACGGATGTCTAATACGTCTTCTATTGTGCCATTTTGAAATAATATCTGCTCGTTTTGTTTTATGTATTCCTCTATTTGATTCTCTATTTTCATCAATGTCCATCTATTAGTCATCTTCATGATGTTTTTATGTATCACTTGCAAATACACTTCTGACATTTGATTATTTGATTTAGATTACGTTTTATTGATTTAAATTACGTTTTATTGATTTGTTTTTGATTTATTATTTGATTTGATTTTATTTTTATAAAAAGCTTTTCAATTTTATTTCAAAAAAATATATTATTTTACTTATTCTATATAAAATGAGTAATCCTAATCCTGTTACAAATTATAAAATAGCAGACGGTAGAGATTTATCAGTTATATTTATGCCCTTATCTTCAGGTAGTCGTATAACAGGCAATACTAATTATAAAATACCGGATGGATCAAGTGGCGTCAAAGATTTAGCAGATGTATTTGCAGCTTTAGATGGTAGAACACCAATTTCATTTGATACGGGATATATATATAATAGAAGTGATTTACGTTTAATATTTGCGGATTATAATACACCTATAAATACTTCATTGCCATTTACTTTATCAGGAAGCAATATTTCTTATACAAAAATAATTAATACTAACTATTATGTTATAACGGCTATAGCCGGGACAAGTTCAATCACGTTTGATACTGCAATCAGTAATGCATCTATTATTTGCGTCGGTGGTGGTGGCGGTGGCGGTGGTGGATATTATAATAAATCTCTTGCAATTTCGTATTTTGGACGTGGCGGAGGTGGTGGAGGTAATATGTTATTTAATCCTGGTAATTTAAATGGAACATATAATATTACAGTTGGCGCTGGGGGCTCTGCAGGAAATGGGGGCTTAACTATAGTAGAAGCTGGAGCAGGTAGAACTACCAGTTTTTCTACTGCTGATAATACAACTTTATATTCATGTAGCGGTGGTGCAGGTGGGTTTTGTGGTGTTGCGAACACTTCTGTTGTAGCTGTGGGTGGTTCAGTTACAGTTGGCGGATCTCTTGGGGCGGGTGCTGGAGGTGCTGGAGGAAATTATAATGCAAATGGTTCCAATAGCAGTTCTCAAACTGCTACTTTTAGTATTCCTCGTGTATTAACCAGTACAATAAGTGCATCCTATTGTGGAGGTGGTGGCGGTTCTGGAACCTCTAAAGGTGGTGCTTGCGGAACAAATACAGGAGGAGGAGCTACAAGTGGCAGCGGGTCCAGGCCTGGACAAAATGCTACCGATTATGGTTCTGGTGGCGGTGGTGCCAGTAATATTTTATCAACAAATTCATCAATCACTACTAATAATGAACTTGGTGGTGTTGGAGCTAATGGTGTGTTAATAATATTTTTTAGTTATTAGAAAAAAAATATATTATACTTACCTTGCTACCTTTTTGTCTCTGGTTCTTGATTATTTTGTTTTGGTCTATTTGGTCTATTTGGTCTCCAGTTGATTATTGAACGCCTTCAGTTGTTCCGCCTGTTTTTCTATTTGGTCGTTGAGCGCTTTCAGTTGTTCCGCCTGTTTTTCCAGTTGATCATTTTTTGTCGCTATCTCTGCACGCAATTTGTAAACCGCTGCTTCTATTTTGTCTCCTAATTTGTCGGCGGCCTGGATAAATATGTTTACCATAATAAACAATGTAAATAATATCATTGTTGTATATTTGTCTCGGGGAATCGTGATCAAAGGAAATAACTCGTTATTCGCAGTGATAAACATATTTCTAACAGTATTGTTGTTCATTTTGATTTGGTTCTTTTGATCCTATTTAGTTTAATTTGGAATACTTATATTGCTACAAAATTATTTCAATTTTTTTTATTTTTATTTTTATTTTTATTTTTATTTTTATTTTTAGATTAGTTTTAGATTTTGTTTTTGGATTGGATTTTGTTTTTGATTTTGATTTTATTTTTGGTTTAGAAAAGAAAAAATAAAATAAATTATTTGATTTAATTTATTTTATTATTATTATTAAATATTTATTAATTATTAATTATTAATTATTAATTATTAATTTTAAACACGATAATTAAGTATGATACGACGTAGTTCGCCATACATTTCTGATGTGCGTCGGTCAAATACTTCAAAGTCGTCCTCATATTCGTCATGCTCTAATAACAATGCCTTTACCATATCTTCCATCGTTATTCCTTTTTCTGCCATCTTGGTCGCCAAATATGCTGGACTCGGTAACGGCTCTTCTACTGACTCGTCGTCGTCTTCTGCTTCTGGTACTGCTGCGTCTTCCTCTACTTCTTCATTGTCCAATTGCTGCTGGAACATTCTGAAACTCGTTAATGCGTTGTCATCTGGATTCTGTGTGTCGTTATCCAAATCAAGCCAATTGCTACTGTTAACGCTCTCGTCGTCATCTACTACTTCTGCCATAACTTGGCGACACATGGGGCACCCGAAGCCATTGGTTGCGGTATTCTTCATTAAGCAACTGCAGTGAAACTTGTGTCCGCATTCGGTTGTAACGCAGTTGGTATTTGTTTCTATTGTGTCAAAGCAAATAGGGCACTCTAATTGTTCGGTGTTAGTGTTATCTATTTGTTGTGACATTATATTGATGTTGATATTGTATTGCGGTTGTATTAAACTTTTTAGTTGATTTGTTATAAATTTAATACATCTCATTACATAAAAAAGTATTTCAATTTTTTTATTAATGTAAAATTTATTGATAAATAAAAGAAAATGAAAAGAAAATAAAATGAAAAGAAACATAATAAAATAAAATAAAATAAAATAAAATAAAATAAAATAAAATAAAATAAAATAAAATAAAATAAAATAAAATAAAATAAAATAAAATAAAATAAAATAAAA